ATTGTATAGAGCATTGCCCATTCTTTTTCGTGCAAATCCCAACCTTTAACACTGTGGATAATATCCACAGCAAGCCCATATTGATGTGGGCTTTTGTTGGCCTTTGCTAATGTGACGCCTTGTTTATACAAGTTTGTCTGCTCTTCAGCAGTTCGCCACATTTCACTAGCAAATACGGGTATATTATACGCCTTACAGGCTTTAACCATTTTGCGTTCAAATTCTATTAAGTCTGGGTGTGCGCCTTCGCGCACAGCCCTTAATTGTTGTTCTTTATACTTATTAGAATTTATAAAAGACTTATTACTTAGCGCTTGTATCGCTAGTTGATGCGTCTTCGCTTGCGGCAACCGTTTCACTGGTGTCTGAAGTGCTTTCTTCACTTCCTTCCACGTTGTCTTCTGATATCCCGCTTGGAGGTAAAGAGGGTTTATTACCTTCTTTAAGATCTGGGAAATTTGTTCCATTATCTTCAATAACCTCTTCATTTTGCGCTTTTACCTTTGCAATTTCAGCTAAGAGAATTTGTTCTCTTTCTGATTGTGCTGTTTTTACCATATGTATTAATCGTTCCATTTCTGGGTTACGAGTTCTACGCATCTCAAGACCAGTAAACTTAACGTCAGACATTTTTTCAACAATGTGGTCTGACGCACGATTTTTGTAAGTTATTGATGCACTCTTATCCTTTGAGACTGCTCTTACATAAAGTGTACTTGAGATTGATGTTATCAGCGTGAATAGACCTTCATCGCTAACTAAAAGTTTTTCATCTTTAAAATCTTTAGTGTTAGAACCATACAAAGCGACTTTGTCGCTTGTATTAAATTCAACACGTATGGTTCGGCTATTGCCTTTGACAACAAATTCTAAAGTTTCGTTTAACTTCAATTTGTTCCACCCATCGAGGGCTTGAATTTGATAACGTTTCATATTTTTTCCTATATGGTTAATTTGCCCCGCTTTCGCGGGGCAGGGGAGGGGACTTTTATGCTTTTGTTAATCTTGTTTGATCAACATCTGCCATTACTTGGTCGTAATCGTCGGTTGCTTCTTTTAGCGCTCCGCCGAATACTGTGTTTCCTGTGATTTCAAATGTACCGCGTGCGGTAATTTCGAACGCGTCAGATGTACTATCAGCAAATACTTTGTGATGAACATTGTTACAGAGATAAAAATCCTCTGTTAATTCAGGATCGACTGTCTCATTGGCCCAAATTTTTTGCCTGTCCTCGTCAAATGCAGCATCTACTTCTGGTCGGTAATATTTACCGCCAATATTTGGCGCGCTTCGCATGTATTCATGGTTAAGCGGAGCATAACCAAATACAGCATTTGGTGTAGAATGATCCACATCGATATGATCGTTTGTTACGATACTTACTTTCTCTGGATCAAGTTCATCTCTTGTGAACTCAGGATAATTACTTACTGATGTATTATGTAAGTAATGATCTTTTTGTCGCTCAAATAACTGCTCTGGAGTTATTTCAGCAGTAATAACAATTACGCCACCTGTATTTATAGCAGGAGTTCTCATTGTTATATCAACCAATGCACCACCAACTGTGACAGACTCGTCAAGATTTGCCGCATCTGATGCAAAGCGTTGTTGATAACCCATTTGCGTACGTTGTTGTGCTAATAATATTGGTTGTTTCATTGCCTGATCAGGAATTCTAATTCCTGACATCAATGTATCAATGATATAATCATCGTCATGGCCTTGGAACATACTTCGTGCTTTTGCAAAAGCTTGTGTCTTTTTAGCCATTTCAATGTTTGATAATGATACTGCAACACCTGCATCATTTAATTCTGTAAATATTTGATTACCCCAATCAAAATCTCCAGGTGTAATTTGTGTTGGTGGTGTGCCCCAAAATCCTGTTGGTACTAATCTTCCTGGGTTATCACTTGAAGGAGACGTGGCGTTTGAATGTAATCCAATTCTACTTGATGTAAAATTTAATTCTACTTCGCCATCAATTATAGCTTGATCAAAATCTGGAACAATATGTGCCATTGTTGTATGGTTCCAGAATGCTTGTGCCAATGAAGTATCTGTCATTGTTCGCATTGATAAACTTGATGATCGCTCTTTGCGTCTAAAGTTTACAACAGTGTTATATGCCTCGATATAATCGCGGTTTACTGTTGCTGAACCTTGTGCGTGTATACCTAAGGTTTTATAAAACTCATTATCAGCTTGGCTGAATGTATGTGTTTCAATAAATGGGATAGGAGTTTCGCCATCCTCACGTGGTACGCCTTGATATGACCTGTTTAAATCGTCCATTCCATTAAAACGATCAAATGCTAACTTAGGTACTAAGTGAGCATTTACAGTCACGTTTATGCCGTTAAATAACGCCTCAGCAGTTTCCATCATTTCCACCGCGATTTGCATTCTTGATCGCTTTACACCGTCTTCGCGGAGTAGTGGTATACATGCCACAGGTATAATTTTACCTGCGTTTCCTGATGTAATAACTGTCTTTTGATCAATCCTTGTTGATCGCTTTGGCGTCAACGGTGTCGTCAAAAGATTATTTTGATTCATTCCATTCATTTTTTAACTTTCCTTTTTAGTTTATATTGCTTTCGGCAATTCTTGCATTTACAGCCCGCAACGCTTCGCGATGCAGGCTTGCGTTTTAGTTTCATTCAAATAATGCTTTCGTTTCATCAAACCAATTAACTTGGTTTGCTTTTACTTTCGATTGTTGTTCTGATCCCGGTGCAGAATTTAAATAAGTTAATCCTTTATTTTTCATTCTGTGATAAGCTTCTGCTACTCCTGCAAAAATAGTTCCAGTAATTGGTCCCATTTCTTCAGGATCGCCGGGATATCGCCATGTTTCACCATATTGATCTGTTACTAATCTAAATAATGCTATATTTTCGCTTGCAACTGTTCCTTTATCAGTTTCAACTGTTTTGTTAGTAAATGGATCTTGTATGAATTCATAATCAGGTAAAATACTTGATAATATTTTATCATTTGATGTACTTGTTGATAATTTTGATTGTAAATTATTTTTTACATTTTTTAAAATATTACCGCCATTAATTGTGGTTTTATTATTACCAAATGAATTTATTTGTGATCTTAAATATTCTTGCTCTAATTTAGTTGATACAAAATTATTTTTAAAATTACTAAAATTTGTAAATGTATTAAAAGCACTATTTAACTTTGTTGCTGTATTACGTATTGGTGCTTGATATGTTAATGGCTCAACATATTGAACTTGTGATCCTGAACTAATTGTATTTGCACCTGCATATTTTAAAGCTGTTAATGGATTTATCCCAACTGCCTTTGCTTCAGCAATAGTGCCTTCTAAATCAATTGAATATGTTGATTTAGTTTCAATTGGTTGTGAAGCATTTCTCGCTTCTATAATTGCATTTGCATTAGCTTCTTGTACTTGACGTACAGCTTCTTCATGTTGTGCTTTACCAGTTACAAGATCAATTCCACCTTGTGCTACTTTTTTTAAATTTTTTACTGGATCAATTTTTCGGCCAATTGATCGCAATTTGCTTCCAATACCCATTACATTATCCCCAAATATGGGCTAAATAATGCAATGCCTATGATTATTCCTGCAATCATAGCATATGTGTATTCTTTTAATGTTGTCATTTTACATACCTCCTTGCGAGGAGGTCAATTCCAACACCTGATGCAACTGTTAGTCCGATAATGATACTATCGACCTGTGCACTGGCAATTCCTAACCCTGCAAGATATGCACCTAACATGGTACCACATCTTGTTAATATTGGTTTTAGAATTTGTTTTATTAATAGAAATTGCAATTTTTACTCCTCTTTGTTAAGAGGGCTTAAAGTGTCCTTTGGCCGATAATATATATTATGATCAGCTTGAGACTCTTGTGTTAAACCCTATATATAGTATTTCGATATTTTTATCGAGTTGTCAACACTTTATTTGCACCATGGTACAAATTCTTTGCTTCCACCCGTTCCTTTTTGAGCCTTTTTACTGTCTGGGCGTTGTTTACATACTTTTTCACGTCGCGCGATGTTATCGACTGATTGTTTATCAGGCTGTGTTTGTCTGTTGTTTAGTTTTCGCCCTGTTTGCTGATTCAGCAAAATTGGCGTTTTCCGAGACGGAACTCGATCAATTGACAAGTTAGGCATTGAGGGTAGGGTTACTGGCGCTTTGCGCTGTGTTCTCCAACGTCCTAATATTTGTTTAATAAGATTTCTATTTTGTTTAGTTGTTG